AATGACATTAATTGATTTAGTAGGATACGGCTCTAATATACTCCCAGTAACAACAAATGCTTTAACATATGATACTTCATATGCAGCTGCATATTGGCCTTGGGTTCAAACAGTTGATCCAGACTCAGCAAGACAAGTTTGGGTACCTGCTTCAACTATGATTCCGGGTGTATACATGCTTAACGATAGTGTATCAGAACCTTGGTTTGCTCCTGCTGGAGTTAACCGTGGAGTAATGGCTACTGTTATTAGAGCAGAACGTAATTTGACTCAAGGAAACAGAGATTTACTTTACGAAAGCAATGTTAATTCAATTGCAACTTTCCCCAATTCAGGTGTAACAGTATTTGGACAAAAAACACTACAGAAAAAGAAAAGTGCGCTTGATCGTGTAAACGTAAGAAGATTACTTATTGAATTAAAAAATTATATTTCACAAGTAGCAGATACCTTAGTATTTGAACAAAATACAGTAGCTACAAGAAATAATTTCTTAGCTCAAGTTAATCCATATTTAGCATCTGTACAACAAAGACAAGGTTTAACAGCATTTAAAGTAGTAATGGATGAATCAAATAATACACCTACTACAATAGATAATAATCAATTGATAGGTCAAATTTATTTACAACCTACTAGAACAGTTGAATTTATCATACTAGACTTTAATATCTTACCTACTGGTGCAACATTCCCAGCTTAACCTAGATTTTTAAAAGAAGATTAATATTTATAATAAAAAATAAAATGGCAAAATTTACAGTTTCCCCTGGAGTAGCAATTAGTGAAATAGATAACACGTTTTTAACTGGTCAACCTGTACAAGCTGGTGCAGCTATTATAGGACCAACAGTTAAAGGACCCGTTGAAGCCCCAACATTAGTTACATCATATTCAGATTTCAAATCAATATTTGGAGATACTTTTATTAGTGGTGGCAATTCATATTCATATTTAACTTCAATTGCTGCTTACAATTATTTTAACTATGGAGGCACTTCATTATTAGTAGCCCGTGTTGTTACAGGATCTTACACCCCAGCATCAAGTACTACAGTTTCAAATTACTTAAATGTTGCATCTTCATCATTTGCTTTAGAAACACTTTCTGAAGGTATTATCATGAACAACTCAGGTTCAGAAATATCAGGTGCTTTAGCTTCAGGTTCAGAAAATAATGTAAGATGGGAAATTACTAACTCAAATACAGGATCAGGCACATTTAACGTAATAGTTAGAAGAGGAGACGATAATAATATAAATAAAATTGTTCTTGAATCATTTAACGGAGTTAATTTAGACCCAAATTCCTCAAAGTTTATTAGTAAAGTAATTGGAGATCAAGCAATTAACTACAATTCAACAACAAACCAAATGGAAGTTTCTGGAAGTTATCCAAACAACTCCAGATATGTTCGTGTTAAAAGCATAAATTATTTAACACCAAATTATTTTGATGGAAACGGCCAACCAGTTTCAGCTTATACAGCATCAATCCCTGTAAACGGAAGTGGTTCATTTAGCGGTGCTACAGGAACATTAAATTCTGTAGTAAACTTATATGATGCTATTTCAACTAATACACAAGGTTTAACTGGAGGAAATTATAATAGTATGATTGCATTACTTGGAAATCAAGATGCATATCAATTTAATGTATTATTTACTCCTGGGTTATTAGATGATACTCATACTGCTCAAGTTACTAATATTATCACAAATACTATTTCAAGAGGTGATAATTTATATGTAATGGATTTAGTTGATTTTAACAGTACAGTTACAGACGCAACTACACAAGCCCAATCAAGAGATACTTCATATGCCGCAACATATTGGCCTTGGGTTCGTATTATTGACCCAGCAACAGGAAAACACGTATGGGTTCCAGCTTCAACCGTAATACCAGGTGTGTATGCATTTAACGATAAAGTAGCTGCTCCATGGTTTGCCCCAGCAGGTATTAACAGAGGTGGATTGAATACAGTGTTACAAGCACAATATAAACTATCTCAAGCAAATAAAGATTCATTATACGATAATAACGTTAACCCATTAGCTACATTACCTAAACAAGGTGTAGTAGTATTTGGACAGAAAACATTACAAAAAGAAGCATCTGCTTTAGATAGAGTAAATGTTAGACGTTTAATGATTGAATTAAAAGGATATATTAGACAAATTGCAGATACAGTAGTATTCGAACAAAATACAAACGCTACTAGAAATGCATTTATTGCTAGAGTAACTCCATATTTACAAATTATTCAACAAAAACAAGGTTTGTACGCATTTAAAGTAGTAATGGATGATTCAAATAACGGGCCTGATGTAATAGACAGAAACCAGTTAATTGGACAAATTTATATCCAGCCTACACGCACAGCTGAATTTGTTTCTTTAGATTTTATTTTATTACCAACTGGAGCTCAATTCCCAGCATAAAAACTTAAAGACGGAATATTTATAATAAAACAAAATTAAACTAAAAATAAAATGGCAATTTTAAATCCTAACGAAATTTTTTATACAGCGTTTGAACCTAGACTAACAAACCGTTTTATCCTTTATATGGATGGTATTCCGTCGTATTTAGTAAAAGGAATGTCTGCAATTTCATTGACGCAAACAGCAGTTCCTCTTAACCACATCAACGTTCAACGTTACGTAAAAGGAAAAACTATTTGGAATACTGTTACTTTTACATTGTTTGAAGCAATTACCCCTGCAGGTTCTCAAACCGTAATGGAATGGGTTCGTTTAGGACACGAATCAGTAACAGGTAGAGATGGTTACTCTGATTTCTATAAAAAAGATATTACATTTAATGGTTTAGGCCCAGTAGGTGATATTGTTAATGAATGGGTACTTAAAGGAGCTATTATTACAAGTGTTAATTTTGGAGATTATAACTGGGATGATGATGGTAATGCAGTAAACATTACAATTGAAGTACAACCAGATTATTGTATCTTGAACTACTAATTAGGAAACACAATCCGACGTATATTTAAGCTCCACATTAACATGTTGGAGCTTTTATTTTTCCTTGGTTGTTTAAAATATTTATTTTATATTAAGTGTATGAAATTTTTTCAATTTATATTATTTATATTTTTAACCTACATAAGTTTTGGCCAATGTAATGGAACTCAATCATTTACATTAACCCCTCCCCCAGTAGCAGGAACATATCTCCCAGGTCAAATAGTAACTATGTGTTACACAATGAATGGGTATACACAAGCTGGAATTAATTGGATAGAAGGATTTGATTTAACTTTAGGACCTGGTTGGGCATCTGTTATACCTCAAAGTGCACCTGCAAATTGTGGAGGTAATGGAACAGGGGGGCAATGGACATGGATGACCTCAGTTACTTCAACTACAACACCTATCACAACTGTAGGACCAGGATACTTTTTTGATCTATCTGTTGATGGTAACCCAGGAAATGATTTTGGGGATGCTGGGTCTTGTACTTGGACTTTTTGTGTTACTTTAACAGTAGCAAATGTTTGTACACCTCAAAATTTACTTTTACAAGTAACAGCGGGGTCAGATGGGTTATGGGGAAGTTACACAAGTACATCCTGCGATTTAGCAACACCATTTACAATATTTAACGGAACAATAAATATAATCCCTATTACATTAGGGCCTGTTAGTCATAATTAAAAACAAAAAACCATGAAAAAACTACTTTTACTTTTATTTTTATCTCTTACTGGTATATTATCAGCACAATTAACAACTACTAACCCAGATACGGTTTGTTATCAGACAACTACCTTATCAACCTATCAAGTCCCTTCAGTTGGTACAGGCACTTATACTTGGACAGTACCGGCTTGTGCTACTCTAGTTTCAGGTCAAGGAACCAATTCAATATCCGTTAATTGGTCAGCTTGCCCTCCAGGATTAATCAATAACGCTATTTCAGTATCATACACTAGTCCTTCAGGCTGTCCTGCTACACCAGTAACACTTAATGTATTGATTTATCAAGTGATTCCTGTAATTACTCCGGTAGGTCCATTTTGCGCTGGAGATCCTTGTGTTACATTAGTTGCAACCCCAACAGGAGGAACTTGGTCAGGTACAGGGGTAACTGGAAACCAATTTTGCCCAGGTATAACTAATACTTTAATCACATATACTTACACTCAAAGTGGTTGTACATTCTCAGCAAATGCAGGCGCAGTAATTAACCCAGTTCCAGTACTATCACCAATTCAACATAATTAATGAGGTATTTAATATTCATATTATTCCCGTTTATTTGTTTGTCCCAACAAACTGTAGAGATATGTAATGATTTTAAAACATTTTCATACTTTACTTCTTCTACTGAAAATGGAAATATAGAATGGGAAGTAAATGGAATGTATTATTATGGAGATGAAATTACTTTAACGTGGGATGAAGCAGGAATATATGAAATTACAGCAACTGCTACATCTAATAATTGCCCTAGTTTACCTCAAACATATACAGTAACAGTTATTGAATGTGATCCTTTAATTTATTGGATACCAAATTGTTTTACACCTGATGGGAATGAATTTAACCAAATGTGGGGACCTGTTTTTACAAGCGGATATTCAATTGATCATTTTGAAATATATGTTATGAATAGATGGGGGAATTTAATCTGGCAATCAACTAACCCCGCAGGTAAATGGGATGGAACATATAATGGAAAAAAAGTTTTAGATGGAGTTTATACTTGGATAGTAAGATTTGACCTTTTAAACACAGATGAACGAAGAATAGATCACGGATATGTGACAATAATTAGATAATATAATATTTATAACATATGAAATTAAATGCTTTACGTACATTAGTTAAAGAAGAACTTAAAAGATCTTTAAACGAAGAATACCAAGATAAATTTAAAATGGTAGGGATGCTCATTTCAAACATTGAGCAACGCCCCCAAAAAGAAATTTATTCAGATATCCGTTCAATTACAGGTATTTCAGTAATTTCTTCAAAAGAACCACTTGAATATAGTGAACAAGATACTACCAAATTCCAATCAATATTAACCGTTAAAGTAGATGGTTACCCATTTATTACAAAAGGAGGTTTTGATAGAAATAAAATGGCAGAAATAGCCGCTCAAGTTAGAAAAGTACCAGGAGTTATATCTTTTAATTTTAATCCTGATAATGTTTCTGCTCTTTAATATATGTATATAAGACAAATAAAGTTATAATAAATAAAAATTATGGAAGAAAAATTTAAATTACCAACGGAAACCGTTGAATTACCCTCAAAAGGTTTACTTTACCCTGAAGGGTCTGAATTATCAAAAGGAAAAGTAGAAATGAAATATATGACTGCTAAGGAAGAAGATATCCTTACAAACCAATCATATATTAAAAATGGTACTGTTTTAGATAAACTTTTAAAATCATTGATTGCTTCCCCAATCAATTATGATGAACTTTTAATTGGAGATAAAAACGCAATAATGGTCGCAGCTCGTATTTTAGGATACGGTTCAGAATACTCATTCGATTATTTAGGTGAATCACACACAGTTGATTTATCTCAAATTGAAAATAAAGAGTTGAACGAAGAATTATTTAAAAATCGTTTAAATGAATTTACATTTACTCTCCCAAAATCAAAAAATACAGTTACCTTTAAACTTTTAACTCACAAAGATGAACAAAATATAAACCGTGAGCTAGAAGGACTTAAAAAA